AGGATCGCGAACTCGGCAGAAGTGCGAGCCAGCGAGTAGGTGCGCCCGGTCGGGCGGTGGGTGTAGATCGTTTCCATGCGGGTTACTCCTGGCTGAGGATGTCGAGCTGGGCCTTGGCGCATTCGTCAGGGCCGTGCGGCAGGCGGGTCGGCTCGACTACTTCGTACTCACTGTCATCACTGTGATGACCGGCTTCACGTCGCGAGGGTGCGTATCGAGTTCGCAGTGCTTCAGCTACTCGAGGATCTGCCTGAAGATCCGCATAGATGAGTGCAAGTTTGTGCTTATGCTCGCGCCAGGCTGTGTGAGCTTGGTCTGGGTCAGCAAAGCAGCCGAGATGCTGGCACTTCCCCGTAAAAGGATTTCGGCACTGAGCAACGAACGTCTTTCCATCTTTGTGCCAGTAAACTCCAACTGGCCACTCGCCTTTTCTCGATCCACTGTCCGTAACGAAAATATTGATTTTTCGCGAAACAAAAGCGCAGGTATCAGGGGAGTAGATTTTGTTTCCGGGAATTAGGATGTCTTTGTCGAGATCATTTCCCTTGTAATCCTGCTTGATCATCCATCCCTTGAACTCGGAGAATACAAACCATATTGGGGCCACTGTGCAGTCTTGATATGTAGGGTTGCGGCCTTTTGTTTTGGCGTTATAGCAACGCCTAAGCATGTCTGCCCACGTCTGATAAAAGGGGCAAATCACCTTCCCATCAGGCGAATTGAAAGACACCTCGTAATCCGCGTCATTTATTCCTACGCCAGCGACTAATCGACTTCTTTTGATCATGGCTAATCCTCGAAGGCGCGTAGGGATTCGCGCTGATAGGCCTCTTCCAGTTTTCGCGCCACGCTTTCGCTGACAACGTAATCGTGGCGCGGCACCTCAAGCGCTTTAGCAGAATGGATAGGCCCGAGACTGTGAATGTGATGAATCATCAGTGTCATCGCTTCGCCCTGCTCGGTGATCCCGTGCCAGGCCATTAGCTCGGTTAGCGCCTGCTTTGTTCCTGGTCGAACCCTGAGTCGTAAATCTTCCTCTCCAACCTTTTTCCGTTTCTCCGCGGCCTTCGCTGACCGCTCCTTCGTGCTCTTCGCCATGTTATGCAGCCTTCCTTTGGTTCCATGCCCCGGCGGCCTCGAACAGCTGAGCCGCCTGCTTTTCTTCCAGTGATGTTTCGTAGGGAATCGCAATCCAGCCGCTCGCGACCAGGTGCAGGGCGTTGCATGAATCGCGCAGATCGATATAGAAGTGCTCGATCACGTCCGATATGTTGGCCGCCAGATGCACGCCTGTTGGCGAGACCTCTACTGACTTGCAGTATTCTGCGCCAGCCTGGTCGATACACATGCAACTGATATAAATCGTCCAGCGGTGCGATATTTCAAAGATGGCACTACCGATTTGATGGCTGACAATTCGCCGGGAGTTGACCGCGTTGAACAGCGACTGCTTGCCGCTCGGGTCGATGTTCACGATGCAAGTGTGATTGGTCCGGAGCAGCGCCCGGCAGGAACGCTCGACCCGGGCCCGCATATTGTTCGGCTTGCGCTTTTTCATTCGATAACCCGCTCGCTGGCAGCTGGTGTTGGACGAGGCGCGCACGATGACGCGCCAAGGATCGGATCGCTCTCAATTGGCGCAGCCCGGGAAGGGGATCTTGTATTGCTCGATCAGCCGCCGGAGCTTGTGCCAGCCAATGTCGACCTGGGCGCGCGCCTTGTGCTTGGTCACGCCGATCTCGGCCAGTGCACGCAATCGCTCTACCAGTCGCTTGTCTTCTTCCGGGTCGATGGCGTAGGCGCCTTTACTGTTGGGTTTTTTGCCCGATCCGTTACTCAGCTTGATGCCGAACTGCTTGCAGATCTTTTGAATGCGTTCCTGCGATATGCCCATGGTCTTGGACATTTCCAGCTTGAACATCGTCGCGCTCAGCGTTCGGATCTGATCGGCCATCTGTCGTAGCTCGATCTCTTCCTGCGTCAGCTGAGGCTCGATGCGCGGGGGGAGCGGTTTGAATTCGAAGGTTTGCAGCACGTCGATCTTGCCGCCTGAGCGCAGGAACGCTTCTTGCGCAGCGGCCAGTGAGGATCGGTCCATTACTCGTAGGTCGTTGTATTGGTTCATTTGGCACCCAAAAGAAAGGGCGCTCATTGGCGCCCTTGTAGTCGGTTACGTCGGCTTGATGGTCAAGCGCCGATCAGGTTGTGGAGGGGGGCAAAGGGAATATCATCATCGAAGTTGTCAGGGCCCTGGGTGCCTTGCTGGCTCTGTTGCGGGCGCTGATTCTGCTGCGATTGCTGGGCGCGCTGCTGTTGCTGTTGCGGGCGGGCTTGCTGCTGATTTCCATCATTGGCCGGAGGCGATCCGGCAAACTTGATGATGATCACCTTGCCGGTCAGCTTGGTGCCTTGGGTGCCGTCGCTCTTCGAATAGGTCTCGATGTGTGCGTCGTCGATGGTGAAGTGGATCTGCTGGCCCTTGACCAAGTAGGGCGCCATTGCCTCGGCCTGCTTGCCCCACAAGGTGGCATCGACCCATTGAGTTGGTCGCTTGCCGTCCTGGCCCTTCCGGCCGTATTCGCAGGCAATGGCGAGGTTTGCCACGGCGTCGCCGGCAGGGGTAAAACGAACTTCGGTGTCGCGGCCGATGCGGCCTACGTCGGTCAATGTTGGCATTGCGATATTTCCTTGAGGTTGAGCCCCGGCGGATCCGGGGCTAAATGGTTAAGCAGCGATCCCGAGCACGCGGTTCATGCGTTCATCGAGGATTTCGTAGAAGGTCTTAACGCGCTCCGAAAGCTTTCGGATCATTGCTTCGTCGCGGTAGGCGCGCTTGACGAAAAGCGGCATGCCGGGCCAGTAGCAAACAAAGTCGATCCACTCGCGTTCCGACACCCACAAGCCGCCCTGGCACTGCGCGACGTGTTCCTTCGGCACCTCACCGTTGAGGATCACGTCGACCTGCAGCTTTGGAAGCTTGGTCTTGATCTCGGTCAGACCGTCTTGTCCTACCAGTGAGTCTGGTGAGTACCCGATGCCATGATTCAGGATGATGCCAACTTGACTGGTGCGGACTTCTTCGCGCCCTTCGTACAGGCCTCGCGCTACGCCTTCCAACTCATGACCGCGCTCGGTGTGGCGATTGCCTTGGAATGGGTCGGCCGCCTCGCCGGTGATGCGCTCGCCGATCAGCGTGTTCATGTAGGTAAATGCGCCGGCGCCGAAACCCGCCTCACCCTTGCCGTTGACCAGCAGGCTTTCCAGTTCTGAGCAGGTGATAATCCCAAGGCGCAGGTCCAGCCACTCTTGAGTCCCCTGCTCTACGTCGCTGATGATTTTCATTGAGCGGCCTCCGAAGCCTTGATTGCTTTGTCCAGGTTGACCATGAGGCCGTCATATTTGGTCTTTGGCACTTCAGCCGCTGAGCCAAAGGTCGCGATGAACCAGTCGTTGGTCTTGGTGTTGGCACGCTTCAGAAGAGCCTCGATGCTGGCTGCTTGCTGCGCTGTGACCTTGGCCACCGGAACAGCGCCAAGGCCGTCGTCATCGTCACCGCGGGTTGTGATGTTCAGCAGGGCGCACATCACGTAGCGCTTGCCGTAGGTCACGGTCGAGCCGGCGGCCTGAACGGCACTGCGGCCTTTCCCTTCGTCCAGCGGCAACAGCATGGTTGTCTCTTCGCGATGGCCGCCCCGGTGCATCAGGATTCCGGTCACCGCCATTCCGGCGCCCTTGTGCTCAACCTTGAAGGACAGCGCGAAGCCGAACGTCTTCATGATCGGCTTGACGACCCCGACAATGTCTTCAAGGGTCGCGTAGCTGTTGTTCGTGTGCGTGTTCAGTCCGCGCTCTAGGACGCTCGGGATGTCGCACTGCATTTCAGCCATGGCCTTGTTGAAGTCGGCCTGGGCGTTGCGGTCCTGCATTTTTTCGTGCATCGCCATCAGGCGTTCCATCTTTTCGATGTCGCACGCTGGATCAGCCGCGGCGCGCTGGATCACTGACAGGATGGTTGCCGACTCGCTTTGCAAGGCCGGCATTTGTTCAGCGGTTTCGACTCGGGCTAGATTGCTCATGACGACCTCAAAAATTGATGGTTACGTTTGGGATTTCGCGGCGGGCGATCTTCAGGACGATGGCGCGGGCCAGCTCCTCGGTGATGTTCATACCGATCAGCGCGTCCTTGGCGGCGCCCATGACTTTGGCCTTGTGCGCCTGGTCAGCCTCGCGGGCTTTGGTTTGGCGCAGGATTTCGTCAGCCGCTGCGTTCTGGCGTGAGACTTCATCAAGGCGGGCCTGCTCTGCTGCGTCTTCGGCGCGCTTCTTGGCGGCTTCACGTTCGCGCTCGGCGTTATGCTGGGCCTCGATCTTGTCGCGCTCGGCCTGGGCTGCGCGGCGCTCTGATTCGGCGGCCTGCAACTTCAGGTCGTTCTCGCGTCGCTCTGCGGCAGCCTGCTCGTCACGCACGCGGCGCTCTTCGGCTTCGCGCTCACGCTGGGCCTTCTGCTCGGCCTCGATGCGGGCCTTCTCGGCAGCTTCTCGGGCGATCTGCTCTTCGCGATCCTTCTGCGCTCGCGCTTCGGCTTCTTGACGCAGGCGAATCAGTTCTGCCTGTTCGGCTTCTGCCTTCTCCTGCTTGGCCAGCGCTTCGCGAAGGATGGCCAGGGATGACGCCTTGGCGCGGTGCGCCTCTTCTTCGAACTCTTCCCAGGTCTCGCCGATCTCGGTGCTTTCCAGATCCTGGATCATGGCGCCGATCAGTGCGGCCGACTTGCCTTCGGTGTCGGTATTTTTGAGCTGGGCAATTCCGTCGTTGTGGCGATCAATCCGCGCATCCTCGGCGGCCTGCCACTCGGTCAGGGGTTGGCGTGTCTCGTCGCGCAGCTTGTCCATGGCGTCGACGAACTCGCGCAGCTCGGTCTCGACGACCTTCGGCATTTCCTTCAGGCGCTTCAGGTATTCGCGCCCCGGCTTCTCGACGGCGGCCTTCGACTTGCTGACCTTGGCGGCGAGCGAGGCTATGTGCTCGCGACCCTTGCGAGTAGACAGGTCAGGCACATGAGCGCCGACCTCAACCTTGACCGCTTCCAGGAACTGCGACAGGCCGCCCTTGATGTAGATAGCCGGTGCATTTTCGGCGCTGATGTCTTCAACGCTGATGACTTGCTGGTTCATATTCTTCACCCCTGAATCGTGTGCTGGTCCTTTGGAAGAGACCCTGTGTGAGTTAAATCGGCGCGACCAGATCAGCCAGCGCGATGAATGTGAGAAGGAAAAGCCACGGCGATACGCCGATAAGCGACCCGGTCCAGATCAGCCGGCGGCGCTTTGCTTGTCGAACTGTCATGTCTTCACCTCGTTGCAGCCGAAGAAGTCGCCGATCTGCTCTACTGCTGCATTGATCCGCACCTGGGCGGCCTTGCGTTCGGCCAGCCGGATCGCTTCCCGCTCAACGCTGCGGGCGGCGCTCGCTTCGTAGTCGTGGAAGAAGTCGGCCGTCGCCTGCTTGGGTCTGCCCCATGCGTCATACCGTCGATCCCATTCCCGGGCCTGGGCGCTGTCTGCGTAGCTTGTTGACATAGTCGCCTCCAATTACTTAAGGGATGCCCGGTAGCGACGCACATAGCCGTCAGTGAGTCGCTTGATGATTCGCGGGTATCGATCTGGATGATGGAGGCGGCATGGCAGCCCCTCGCGGCCCCACATTTCGTGGTCGCAGTAGTCGCACTCGCAATGCTTGTTGAGCAGGGCCCTTGCTTCAGCCCGGCAGGCGGCTCGCAGCGTGAGCCATCGGCGGCCACCACCGCGGAACACCGTGGCATTCTCAGTCGTGACGCTCATGGCTCAGCCCTCATCAGCTGGTCTCCGATGATGCGCAGGCGGTTGCGGATGCGGGCGCCTTGGGCGTTGATCTCTTTGCGCTCATCGAGCAGCTTGGCCATCGACCGGTAGATGTCGTCGTCTTCTAGATCCTGGCAATCCCATTCTTGGCAGGTATCGACCGCATGGAGCCAGCCACGCCACACGATGCTGCAGTCGGGGTCGTCGGTTACTTTGCCGCTCATGTAGCGATTGCGGAAGGGCTTGAGGTCGACGAATGTTTCGGCGTCTGCATGCTGCCCCCGGATGGCCTGGGCGTTCTCGCGCAGCGCTTTCCGGTGCCGGGCGTACGCCTTGGCCAGCTCGACGAGCTTTGCCTCTGTTGTCTGCTTCATGGCCGCGCCCTCACGGCAATCCTGCTGCCTTTCTGTGTGGCTGAGAGCTGCACTTTGAGGTCGCACACCTTGAAGTCCGGCGACTTGCCGATCACCTGGTAGAACGGGATGCCGTGGGCAATGATGGCCAGACCGCGCTCGATCTCTTCGAGCTGTTCGTCGATCAGCGATTTAACGATTGGCGTGGTCATGCGCTCATCCTCGAGGTGGACTGGCAAAGGCGGGACACTCGCAAGGCGCGAGCGGCGTTTATTTGGCTGTGCAGCTGGCTCGACTCTTCGTGCTCGATGTCGCCCGCGAAAAGTGCGTAGGTGACCAGGCCAGCCAGGTAATTCAGATCAGCTTCGCTGCCAACCATGTCGCCGGCGGGCATGGCGTGGATCTTTTTCAATCGTTCATCGAAAACCGCTCTCGCTGTGGAGTTGAACATTTAAGTAACCCTCGGTGACGTGGAAGAGACCGCTAATTTCGTGCTTTAAAGGCG